CATAAAAGACCAATTCTTAGAATCCACAGGCATAGGTGGACTTATTAACAAAGTTAATGGTGTTATCGACAATGCTACAAAAATGTTGGGTGATATCACATCAGGTATAACAGCTAACTTGGGTGGTATAGTTCAACAATCTCTTGGTGATGTAAGCGGAGACCTTGCAAACCATGTTAGTACATTAGCAACTGATTTGGTTAGTTCAGAATTACAGGATTTGACAGAACCTTTAACAAACAAATTGCGTAGTGTAACTAACACAGCACTCCAAATAAGAAACACACCATCTCTCGGTGGATTGATTCAAAATATGACTGAGGACATTACTCAAAATCTCAGTAATAGAGTAAACGGTCTTGTGCCAGGAATGGGTGGAACAGTGGTTGCTAGTGTTATATCAGGCATAGCAGCAGGGGGAGAACAAAAAGTAAACGCAATCAAAACGGTTATACTTGAAGATGGAGCAGTACAAACTCTGGGTGATAAGATAGCACCAGTTGAACCAATTGCTAGTGCTAAAACTGTAAGTGAGGCAGTAAAGACGATTGTTAAAAATGCTGAAGAGAATGGTGCAACTGCTGCAGAGATTGCAAATGTTAAAAACGCTGCAGAAAAAATAGAAAAAGAATTAAATGATAATAACTTTAATCCTAAAATAGCGGGTCTATTGGCGGTAGAAGCAAGTTCGCCTCAGGGGGCGCCTTTTGTATTAGACCTATCAAAAAAGTTCACATATGTTTCTTCCGTTGAAGAACTTGAACTTGAGTTCTCAAGTAAACTTTTATCAGAAGGTTCGAGAGATATTAATACTGTAGTCTTACATGCAACAGAAACTTTCAGTAATAAAAATATTGGTGCAGAAGAAATAGAAGCAATAGTTTCTAAAACAGGAGACCCAGAAGATGAGATACCTTATCATTATGTCATAAGAAGAGATGGTAGATTACAAAGAGGTAAACCTGTTGAGGAAGAAGGAAACCATTGTATAAAATCATCGAATGTAAATCCAACTTCAATAGGTGTGGTTTTGGTCGGTGGCATCAATCGCGCTTCAACCGAACAACCTTGGGAGACATCAAGTTCATCTTTCACTCGGGCACAGTTTAATACATTAGAACAATTCTTGTCAACATATTATTTCCACTTTCCTTCAGGAGAAGTTCTGGGACACAGTGATGTGGAGGATGAGGAACTTGACCCTTACTTCGATGTTCAAGAATATATACTTTCTCTCTTCGGTAAAATAAATCAAAGTCAAATAGAATTTGAAGAAACAGAAAAACTAGAAGACCTTTCTTCTCTACAGGGCGCGCCCATAGTTCTCAATGAACTTGAGAGTTCAGATAAAGAAGCTCTACTTCTTATTGCTCGATTAGCTGTTGAAAATGGTTTACCAAATTTTAAAACTACAAATCAATTGTTTAGAAGTATGCCTGCAAATTCTCTGAATTCAGGTTCACTGGATGATAAAAAGAATGCATTGAGAAAACATATTGCTGATATAGAAGCTGGTCGTGTTCCTCCACCAACACCATCAAGTGTTTCAGCATCTACATTTGAAGAAGAAGGATTTTTAGATTTTGCAGATAATGAAGGCGAATATACACTTGTGGGTATGCCACAAACGGATGGTTATGCTCCGAATACTATGACTCAGGCAGAAGAAGATGCAATCCAAGAAAAGTATGGTGAACTTGCAGGTCCAAATCCAAAATTACATAAGAGAGTTGTTATAGAAGAACTAAAAAGTGATTTGACGAAAAAACTTTTAAATATCTGTGCTAAAATGGAAATGAACCTAAGAGTAAATAGTGGTTATAGAAATCCACAAGTCAATAAAAATGTTGGTGGTCACAAAAATAGTAAACATATGCAAAGGATTGCTTCAGATATAGGAACAAGAGGATTTAGCAAACAACAGAGAGCGACACTAATTCAACACGCTATCGATGAAGGATTCAAGAGTATAGGGACATATAATACATTTATTCATCTAGATATAACAAGTAGAAACTATGTGAAATGTTGGTTCAGTCCGAATGATGAAAATACTCCCATAGTTAAAAAATTCGCGGTTGATGTAATGTTAAAAAATAAGGTTACTGTTCCAAAATACGCAAGAGCATAGTATAGGATAAATAAGATTATGACAACTAAAAAAGACAACTTTAAAGCAAGAATTTCTTCCAAAGGTTTGGGTATCGGAGCAGAACTTTCTGTTGGGGTTCCTACAGATGGAATGCAGAATTCTTCGGGTGATTATCCGAAGAGGGATTACAACTTTGGTCCATCTATTAACAAAGCGGCATTGGGTACTAAAATAAACAAACTCTATACTGGTGGTGGAGAGATTGGTGTGCCACTGGGTATAAGTGAACAGATGCCATCACAGTATCCATTCAATCAAGTAGATGAAACTCCAAGTGGACATGTTATTGAGATGGACGATACGCCAGGCGGTGAACGCATTCTTATTCGTCATCGTAGAGGTGCGGGTGTAGAGTTACGTGCAGACGGAAGTGTGGTTTTATCTGCCCTTAAAAATAAGGTTGAGGTGACAGGGGGAGACCATACTGTGATTGTAGAAGGTCATGGTAATCTTGTATATAACGGCAATCTTAATCTCAAAGTAAGTGGTGACTATAATGTAGAAGTTGGTGGTAATTATAATATAGATGTCGCGGGTAATAGAAAAGAAAAAACTAAAAGAAATCTTAATTATGAAGTCTCGGGCGATACAGTAGAGAGTTATCTCGGTACAAGAAAACAAACAATGGTAGGAAACAGTATCACAATGATGTTGAGTGATAATACTGTTGTAGTCAAAGGAGATAGTAAACTTGCAGCAGAAGGAAATCATCTAATTTCAACAGAAGGTGATTGTAGAATTAGTGCTACAAATGCAGAGATTACTGCTACAGGGACAAGGATAATTGGTCAAGAAGAACTCACAATGCAAGGTACTTACGGTGTTATCGGTGGTGCGTTCATGAGGTTCACAGGACAGACTTACTCTGGTGCTCTCAAGAAAAGAGATTATGCGGGTGGTGATGATTATGTCACGGGCGCTCCAGCAACTGCTGACTCAGATGGTAACGGTATTATAACTAGTGTGACTGCAGGAGTTGGTTCAACTATTGCTGGTTCATCAGTCACAAATGCTGGTGGAGATATTACAAATTTCGCGGGTGGTGCTGACCCTGCATCGACAGAAGGTTATGATACTGCAATATTCCACGGAAGTCTTCATGGAGTTGCGAAAAAGGCACAACTCGCAGACAATGCAAACAAATCAATCACATCATTTTATTCTTCCATATGTTCAGTGCCTTATCAAGGACCGCCAGGTAGTGCGCCTATATTGAGTCTTGGTGATTTGGTTTCAAACTTTAATTTAGAAGCAGAGTCTGAACATCAGACTGTTGAACCCGACAATGTTGGTAAGATATTTACGGGTGATGATGATATTGATAAGACACAAATTCACTTCAAGGGTTCTCCAAGATTTGATGTTAGTGTTGATGCTGGAGATTTCATAAGAAGTTCTATTGACCATAAGGTTCGTTATAGTGGAGTATTTATTTCAGAACCAACAACACAAGAAATTCGTTCTGCTTTTAGAAACCCCGATAACATAAAACTTGCTGGTGGTAGACTTGTATTGGAAGGTAAACTTCCCGATAATTATCTCAATACTGCTCCTTATAGAATAGGTAGGGTTGTGGGTAAAGAAGCAAAAGCAAAGTATGGATACACACCAATTGGAAACTCTTTAGAAAATAGAGGAAAGAGATTTAGAAAATGAAAATATTCCCCGACGTTAAATACAATCCAGAAAATGAAAACTTTATCACTTCAAAAACAAAACTTGGAGATGGTATAACCATTGCTAAGTTCCTTGGGTCATACTCAGATAAGACTTCATTCAACCACATAAAGAATAATTCTAAACGAAAACAGATAGCGCGTAACCTGACCTTGCACGCTCGTGCTATGCAAATGATTAATGGTAACACAGAAAGATTTAATGATGTGAGAATTATCGTGAGTGAAGGCATCTACAATAGAAATACTTCTGATATCAAAGAAGGTTCAGATGGTGAACTGGTAATGTATAAAAAGGCGAATGGTCTCCTTGTATACTATCAGGTCATAGGTGTAGATGGTAAAATTGATTTAGAACAAACCTTTGATGTTGCAGAATATTGGAAAGACCATATTCGTTACAATCATTTGTATCTAGATTATGATGAATATAATTGGGACGATACACTTACGGCACAGATAGGTTTAGAGGTTCCTTTAGTCCCAACAGAATATGAAGTCAATTTTAAACAAGAGATATCAACAGTATTTAATAATAATGTCTTTGCAAAGGATGAATTTATTGAGTGTCTTCCAAAACCATCAGACCCAACTAAACAACAAGATATTTAAAAAAACATAATAAAATAATATAAAAAAGATATAAATAGAACTATGACCAGAAGAGCATTTTCAAGAGAAAAAACTAATTTAGGCAACGGAGAAGTATCTGTACCCCTAAGTCGTAATCGTGAGTATTCGGATATTGACTGTACTCTTGCTGTCAAAACAAGCGGAGATATTTTTAAAAAACTTAACGCCGCGGCAGTGAAACAGTCTTTGAAAAATTTAGTTATGACAAACGCCTTTGAAAAACCATTTCAACCGTACTTCGGTGCAAACATAAGAGCATTGTTATTCGAACTAATGGACGAAGGTGATGATTATTTTGTTATGAAAAGATTGAAAAGAACTATAGAAGAGTACGAACCTCGAGCAAACGTTATTTCTGTAAAGGTGGCAAGTTCTACAGGACATCCAAATCATGTGGCAATATTAATAGTATTTAAAGTAGTGAATTTACAGGAAACATATACTTTGACCACTAATCTAGAAAGGTTAAGATAAAATGGCAACTACAATAAGTTCAACAGATTTAGATATTAATTCTATTAAGGCAAATCTAAAAACGTCTCTGATAGAATCTGGAGAGTTTAATGATTATAACTTTGCATCATCAGGTCTTTCAACTATACTAGATGTACTTGCGTACAACACACATTACAATGGACTTATCGCAAACTTTGCGTTGAACGAATCATTCTTGAGTACCGCACAACTTAGAAGTTCAGTCTTATCTCTTGCAGAAGGTATTGGATATGTTGCTAACTCAAGAAATGCATCACAAGCAATAATAAATCTTTCTTTGAACTTATCAGGGGTGGCAAACGCTCCAAGTAAAGTACAGATAAACGAAAACTTTAGGTTCACCACACAAATTGATGACCAGACTTATACATTTCAGACACGAGAAGACCTATCCGCAATAGGAGTAAACGGTGTTTATAATTTCTCTACTATTGATAACAACACAAACATAAAAATAAAAGAAGGTTCTAATAAAACTAAAACTTTTCTTGCTCTACAATCAACAGACAATCCAATCTATGTTATACCCGATAGAAATTTAGATTTAAGTACTGTTGTTGTTAGAGTATTTGAAGAACCAACTTCAAGTACGTTCACCACATATTCAAACTTATCAACTGCATCAGTTATAAACGAAAATTCTACACTATATATTCTCAGAGAAGCACCAAATGGTTTCTTTGAATTGTCATTCGGTAATGGCGTTACTTTAGGTACAGCACCAAAAGTCGGAAGTAGAATAAGTTTGGAATATCTTTCAGTAAATGGTAAGGACGCCAACTCTGGTAAAGTATTTGCACCTCTTAATTCAGTAAATGTAAATGGTACTAATTATCCTGTAACAGTTGCAACAATATCAGAATCTGCTGGTGGTAGTTCAAAAGAGACTTTAGGAAGTATTCGTAAGAATGCACCTTTCCAGTATGCATCACAAAATAGAATGGTGACTGCTTCGGATTATGCGGCATTGATACTCAAAAACTATTCATCATTTATTGACGACATACAATCCTTTGGTGGAGAAGATGCGCTTGAACCAGAATATGGTGTGGTCTTTGTATCAATATTATTTAAGAAAAAACCAAACGGCGATGACCTTGAAATAGAAACTCAGACATCAGTAAAAGAGGACATCCTTGAATTAGCAGAACAACTATCTGTTGCATCTTTCTTTGTTAAGTTCGTTGACCCTACAACTACATTCATCGAAGTAAATACTTTCTTCCAATTCAACGATAACCTTACAACACAATCTAGAAACACGATTGAGACAAATGTAAATACAGAAATTTCTAATTACTTTTCTGCTAATACAGGTAAGTTTAATCAGTCCTTCAGAAGGTCAAACCTACTATCACTTGTTGATGATACAAGTCCTGCGGTGTTGTCTTCACGACAAGAAATCAAAATGCAAAGAAGGTTTACTCCTACTCTCACTGCAATACAAACACACAAACTTAGATATGCTGCTGCGATAGCAGACCCCGATGATGTATTTTACAGAGTTATTTCAGAGACATTTAATTTCGGTGGCAACCCCTGTTTAATTAGAAACAGACTAAACTCAAATATCTTAGAGTTATTAGACACCAGTTCAAATAATATTATCATAGATAATTTAGGAAGTTATGAAGGGGACACGATTACAGTAGTAGGTCTTCAGGTTGATTCTATATCAGGTTCAAACTCCTTTGTTAAATTAAGTGCAACTCCTGCAAACCAGAGTGCAATCTCTCCACTCAGACAAGATGTTATAAGACTCGATGGTGACAAGTCGTTTACTAAAATAGTAGATGTTGCTGAGGGGGTTCTTAACTAATGCCTCACAATAAGGATATCACTCTCAAGGACTATAATAGAAGAGAACTCTCTCTTCATACTAGTGCTGTGAAAGAAATCCTTCCACAGTTTTTCCGTGAAGAGTATCCCAAATTAGTAACACTTCTTGATGAATATTATCACTTTGAGAACTCGGATGCATCTCCATCTAAACTTATTGATGATTTATATAAGACAAGAGATATTACACAAACTGACTTAGAACTTCTGTCATTCATTGAAGACGAACTATTACTTGGACAAAACTTCTTTGAAGGGTTTCAGGATAAACGTGCAGCATCAAAATACTCTAGTGTATTGTTTAGGTCAAAGGGTACAAAGTATTCTATACAACAATTCTTCAGAACATTCTTTGGTATAGACCCCGATATTGTATACACAAGAAATAATGTGTTGAATATAGGAGAAGGAGAGATAGGACCAGATAGTCAAAGGTTCATCACGGACAACAAACTGTATCAAAAACATGCGGTACTTATTAAATCAGAACTGACAGAAAATCTATGGAAAAATGCATATAAATTATTTGTGCATCCCGCTGGAACATACTTAGGTTCAGAGGTTCAAATAATAAGTAGTACTATTGATACAATAACTGGGCCAGAAGTAATCATTGAACCACCCCCACCATTTGCGGTTCATAGTAATGCATCATTTGGTTCGCTTGCATTCATAGACCATACATCACTCGTAGATGATGAGAATGTTGACTCAGATGGAATTAAGAGTAGAATACGACCAGAGATAACGAGTATGCTTCGTGATTCAAATTCACTCATACCACTACAAGAAATTATAAATCAATACAGTAGTTTACGTGAAGCACAGATTGCATCCTCACCAACACTTGATGATTCAGACCAAGTTGGAACAAATGGTATGGACTTCTCTAACAACTTCTCATTCGAGACATTAGACCAAGACAGACATGTATTTTACAGTGCAGACTCTGACCAATATTTGATAAATCTTGGGCATCTGGGTTAAAAAAGTATATAAATAGAATAAAGAATTAGGATTTATTAATGACCAAACAAGTACTACAAAATGGAAGTTCTGCGAACGACGGCACAGGCGATACACTTCGTGTGGGCGCAGGAAAGATTAATAGTAACTTCACTGAACTTTATAACATATTAGGTGGTGATAGTTTAACTAATGCCGTAAGGTTTAATGCCACTGGAGTGGAGTTCGAAGGGTCTAATGCAAATGACTTCGAGACAACACTTACTGTAGTGAGTCCAACTGCGGATAGAACGATTACTCTTCCTAATGTAACGGGTACAGTTACTCTCAATGCTGCGACTCAAACACTTACGAACAAAACATTAACAAGTCCTACAATAACAACACCCGCAATAACTTCTCCTGTCTTGACAACACCACAAATAAATGATACAAGTGCAGACCATCAGTATGTCTTTGCAGTATCAGAACTTGCGGCAGATAGAAATGTAACATTACCTTTATTGGGAGGTGATGATGAGTTTACATTTAATGCTCATACACAGACACTTACTAACAAGACATTAACATCACCTAAGATTGGGACAAGTATAGTAGATGTAAATGACAATTCTCTCATAGACATAGTTGCAACAGCAAACGCAAATAATAATTTAAAACTTACAAATGGTGCAAATGGTGATGCCCCGCTTCTAGAAGCAGTGGGTTCTAGTGATGCGAATGTTGCTTTGAAACTTGGAAGTAAAGGAACATCAGCGGTTGAGATAACAACTCCCTTTGTTTTAGGACACGAATCAACTACAGGTTCAGTTGCGGTAAACAAAACAACAACAATATTTACTAATACCAGTGGTGCAACAGCTCAATTGCCTAATGGTAATACAATAGGACAAATAAAGATAATGTTAAAAACTGGCGCTACAGGAACAACAACAATATCTCAAACGGGTTCAAATTTCGCGTTCGGTTCATCAATTGCATTCGATGCGAATGAGTCAGCAACATTAATTTGGTCAGGAACTAAATGGTTCATAATATCTAACAGTGGAACGGTAGCATAAAATGGCAGTCATTACAAATAAATTAAAGAAACAGGTTGTAGGGTTTATCAAATCTGATTTTGATGATGCAGGTAATAGATTCTATATTGGTCTAGGAAAATCAGAAGAATTTGATGCAAACAATAGTGTACCCTTACCGAAAAATCATGACTTCGAAGAAAGAACATTCAGAAATGCTCTTCAAGCAATAATGGAAGTTAGTGATTTTACTTTTGTTGTTCCAAGATACAATTGGAGTTCAGGTACAACATATTCCGCATATAACGATAAACAAGAAGGGTATCCAACACAACCTTACTATGTAATGAATGATGAGAATCAAGTTTATATTTGTATTCAACAAGGTAAAGACACTGATGGTAATGCTGTAAATTCTACAGATAAACCAACAGGACAAACGGGAGGTGCGGTCTTCTCTACAAATGATGGTTATGCATGGAAGTTTTTATATTCAATATCCGCTGCATCTGCAAATAAATTTATGTCAGCAAATTTCATTCCTGTAAAACTCCAAGGGGCAACATCAGCATCTTCTCCCGCTGCAGATGTCGAACAACTCGCAGTGCAGACTGCTGCAGTTGCAGGAGAGATAGTTGGATATGAAGTATTGTCAAGAGGTGATGGATATAGTTCAACACCTACAGTTACTATAACAGGTGATGGTACAAGTGCATCTGCTATTGCTACGATAAGTGGTGCTCAAGTTTCTAGAGTTGAAGTTAATGATAGTGGTGGTTCTTATCCATTGGGAAGTGGTTATAATAATGCATCTATAAGTTTATCAGGTGGTTCACCATCAACAGAGGCAGTTATTAGACCAATCTTTGGACCCAAATCAGGACTAGGTGCAGACCCAACAATAGATTTACGTTCTGTTGCTGTTATGTTTACAGTTAAACCTTCAGGTGCTCAAGGTAGTGACTTTATTGTAGGAAACGATTTCCGTCAAGTTGGATTAATAAAAAATCCTTTACAGTCTGTAGGAGGTTCTGCCTTCACGGAAACAACAGGACGCGCGTTAAGACAATTGGTATTAGGAAGTAAAACTGCAGATTTCACAATAGGTGCAACCATAACAGGTGCAAATGGCGCTAAAGGTATTATTGATAACATAGAAAATTCAGGACAAACTTTATCTTATCATCAAAATGAGGATACAGGATATCTAGAGTTTGTTGTTAGTAATAACATAAGTGGTAGTAGTGGTGGTGCTGGAGTCAGTGCGAGTTCTAGTCATATTACTGCACCAGAGTTTGGAACGACTACTGGAGAAGTACTATATATAGATAACAGGGCGGCAGTAACTCGTGCAGCAGACCAAACAGAAGACATTAAAATAGTCATACAAATTTAGGATAATAGAATAATGCCAACACCGTTTACTTCAAATGTCTTTTCGTCAACATATAAGGACGACTTCGCGGATAGTGATAACTATCATCGTATTCTTTTCAATAGTGGTCGCGCGTTACAGGCACGCGAACTCACTCAGATGCAAACAATCATCCAAGAGGAGATTGCAAGATTTGGTCGTAATATATTCAAAGATGGTGCTGCAGTAAATCCTGGCGGTCCAAGTCTTAACAATGATTATGAGTTTGTTAAAATTAATACCACTGGTCAATTATCAACAACCTTTCCTACAGACCCAACAACACTTGTAGGTACAGAATTCACAGGTCAGAATTCAACTGTAAAAGGAAGAGTTCTAGAAGCGCTCTCTGCTGACCCTGTTACAGGAGACCCTGCAACACTTTATGTTCAATACACAAATACTTCAGGTGGTTCAGTAGGAACTACTCCTGTTCGTTTTAGTGTTGGAGAAGTAATTGGTAACGGAACAGTAAATCTCACTATACAATCAACAGATGATTTAGCAAATCCTGCTATGGGTTTGGGTACTAAGATACACAACTCAGGGGGCGATTTCTTTGTAAGAGGTCACTTTGTATTTGCTAATCCACAAGGACTTATTTTATCTAAGTATTCAAACTTTATAACAGAAGTTATTGGTTTCAAAATAACAGAAGATATTGTAACCGTAAGTGATGACACTGCACTCTATGACAATCAGGGGGTAACTCCTAATATAACTTCGCCAGGCGCAGATAGATATCGTATCAAACTTACATTGACAACAAAGACCGCTGCAGAAGCTGCAGGGGATAACTTTGTATTCTATTGTAGTGTTGAAGACGGCGTTATCATTGACCAAGTAACAGGAACAGATGATTACAACAAAATAAACGATTTACTCGCACAAAGAACATTCGAGGAATCAGGAAACTATATCGTAAAAAGATTTAAGTCAAGTGTAGCAGATGGTGGAGATAACACACTCATTACTGCCTCTTCAGGTATTGCATATGTGAATGGATATCGTGCGGTAAACGAATCACCTACAACATTGACTATACCTAAACCAAGAAAGGATGGGTCAGATGGTCTTGAAGCTATAGATATCACTAGCATAAACGCCAATCCGACGGCAATGTCATATGGTTCTTATTTCATAGTTGACACACTACACGGATTACTTGACTTTAGGACATTCGGTACAATTAATTTAAGAAGTGCAGTCACACATGGTGGTAGTACGATAGGTACTGCACGAGTAAGAAGTGTTGAGAGAGAATCTTCTGGAACTGCTGATACTTCTACATTTAGAGTATACCTATTTGATATCTTAATGACATCGCCTAACTCTTTACGTTCAGTCAGGTCTATTGGTACAGCTGCTAATAACTATGCGGATATTGTGACAGAAGCTGGAAATGCAGTTCTCAAAGAACCCGCAAAAACAAGTCTTATATTCCCAACAGTATATCCTAGACCAAGAACAATTAGTGATGTAAACTTTACCATCCAAAGAATATTCACACCCATAACTGCTAATGGTAGTGGTGTAGCAACTATAAGTTTATCTGCCACTGGGGAAACATTTCCTATAGAAGGAGCAAATGATGTTATCGTAACAACAGTTAACGGTGACCTTATTCCAACTACACAATCTAATATCACAATTAATAATAATGTTAACATGTTGATTTCTGGATTAGGAAATGGCACAATAGTTAATATATTTGCCAAAGTTAAATTGGGTGCGCCTGTACTTAGGTCAAAAACGGTAACACAAGTAGAAGTAACAACAAGTGTTACAACATCAGGTAGTTTAAAATATGTCAACCTTGGAAAAACAGATTTATTTAGAGTTATGGAGATAAGGGATGGAAGTTCATCTGGTACTGATATCGCTTCTAGGTTTACAATCGATAATGGACAAAGAGCTGGTTACTATGATAACGCAAGGATTATTCTAAACTCTGGAATGACTGAACCGAGTGGTAATGTTTATATTAAATTCAAACATCTCGAACACTCTGCTGGAGACTACTTCTCAGTAGACTCATATACAGGACAAGTAGACTACGAACAAATACCAGACTTCAAAGCAAACGAAAGAAGTTCAATAAACTTACGCAATGTTATAGACTTGCGTTCAGACATCAATGCTGCTGGTACAGCATTTGCTTCAGCAGACATAAACGAATTACCTGTGGGTAGTGGTCAAACCTTCACTGCAGATATAGATTTTTATAATCGTCGTTCAGATAAAATTGTCATAACAACTGCTGGTGAATTAAAGAATATAAAAGGTGTTTCAGGTCTAGACCAAACTCCTCCACCTCCAACACCAGAAAACACTCTTGCTCTATTTGATGTTTTCCATAACCCTTATGGATTAAATGCAAGAGACCTTACAATAAGACCTGTTGAAGCAAAACGATTTACAATGAAAGATATCTCTAAGTTAGAGAAACGTGTTGATAACTTAGAAGAAGTAACTTCTCTATCACTATTAGAACTAGATACTTCATCACTATTAGTTTTAGATTCTGCGGGTAATCCACGTACTAAGTCAGGTTTCTTTGTTGATAACTTTAGAAATAGAACTTTTTCAGATGTGCAAAACCCTGAGTATCGTGCTGCGATTGACCCATCATTTGGCGTATTGCAACCGCAACAGAGAAACGACAATGTTACTCTAAGGTATGACTCTGCTGCATCAACAAACACTATACTCAAAGGTGATACAATCTACATCAATCATACTAATGATATTGTTATTGCTCAAACTAAAGTTACAGGTACAGAGAACGTAAACCCATTCGCGGTTATCACGGGAACAGGTAACTTAACAATGTCTCCCGCATCTGATGAGTGGGTTGACATAGAGTTTGCTCCAGAGATTATAATTGAACAACAACAAGAGATATTAACTGCTGAAGACGGTACAGTAACTGAAGGTGCAGTATCACCTATGCAGTGGTCAACAAATAACTTTGTTCCTGTAAATGGATTTGGTGTTCTTGATATAAACTTATTTAATGGTTGGAACGGATGGGTTCAGTGGAACCAAAACGGAACCACGACTGCTCCTCCACAAATGTTCCCTGGCGTCGGAGGATTTTCTCCTCGTATAGTAACAGGCACAGATGTAGTCAGAGAAGTTATCGAAGATAGAGAACTATCTGTAATGTTCTTACCTTTCGTAAGGTCAAGAAAAGTATTCTTCAAGGCAGAAGGTCTATTACCAAATACACAATACTTCCCATTCTTTGATGGTGTAAATGTCAGTGCCTTTGTTAAGTCTACTGGTGAAACTTTTGCAAACTTTGCGGAATCAGAATCAGGTGGAGTTGAATATGGTAGTGAGTTTAGAAATAACACTTCTCACCCTCAAGGTTCTTCAGATATAGTAACTAATGCTAACGGATATGTTGATGGTTCATTCTTTATTCCATGTAACGATAAACCCGTAGAAGTAGAAGGTGAAGAAACAGTAGATACAGGAATAAGATTTACTAATGGTGATAAT